ATGAAAGCGAAATTGACCCTCTCCCTGCTTGGCGGCCTGGAGACAACCGGCAGCACCTACGAAGTCCACGATACCACCGTCAGCGGCTTGTTTGTCCGTGTCACGGCAGCGGGTCACAAGAGCTATGTCGTTCGCTGGGCCAGGGGCAAGAAGAAGACCCTGGGCCGTGTAGGCGTGCTGACGCTCGATAGGGCACGCAAGGAGGCGCTGCAGTACCTTGCCGAGGCTCATGAGCATGGCGAGCCGCTGGCAGTGTCCCAGGCCCGCGCTGGCGCGAGTATGCCAACCCTGGAGGCTTTCCTGATGGAGCAATTCGAGCCATGGGCCAGGGTTCACCACCGCGACCATGTGAACAGTGTGCGTGCCATCCGGTCGGCCTTCGCCGATCTGCTTCCCCTCAAACTTGAGGAGATCGACCACCGCCGTGTCGAGCGCCTGCGCGTGTCCTGGGTGGACGGGGGAAACACGCCCGCGACCGCCAATCGGAATATCCAGCGAATCAAGGGGCTGCTGAGCCGGGCCGTCGAGTGGGGAGTGCTGGCTGAGCATCCGCTGGCCAAGCTGCGCCGCCTCAAGACCGACAGACGGGGCCGTATTCGCTACCTGACGACCGAGGAACTGGCTGGCCTGCGCCAGGCCATGGATACCCGAGAGGAGGGCATCAGGGCCGAGCGCGACAGTGCAAACTTGTGGCGTAAAGAGCGCAATAAAGAACTGATGCAGGACTTGCGCGAGGTGACTTTCGCGGACCACTTGAAACCCCTGGTTTTGCTCAGTATCAATACCGGCATGCGCCGTGGCGAGGTATTCAACCTGCAATGGGTTGATATCAACTTCAAGGGGAAGGTGCTGACCGTAGAGGGTGAAACTTCCAAGTCTGGACAGACGCGTCATATACCCTTGAACAAGGAAGCGCTTGAAGTATTGCAGTGCTGGCGCGATCAACATACCCGGAAAGCCGGGTATGTATTCCCAGGCAAAGAAGGTGGGCGCCTGGACAATGTGAAAAAGAGTTGGGATGGCCTGCTTAAGCTTGCGAAAATCGAGGGCTTTCGGTGGCACGATCTGCGCCACACTTTCGCTTCCAAGTTGGTCATGGCTGGCGTGCCGCTGAATACAGTGCGAGAACTGCTTGGGCATTCCGACATAGCCATGACCCTACGCTACGCGCACCTTGCGCCAGACAGCAAGGCAGCGGCGGTGGAGCTTATTTAAAAGGTACATCTAGGTGATCTATAGGCGCGCTGACTTTTGCCTTGTATTCCTCATAATCTAAATAAAACGGTCTGTTTGTAATTAGGAACTGGCAGTACGCATTTATAAGCATCCACTCATCTTTGATTTTCTCTAGATCAACCTTCTGTTTTGGTGGATGCCAATTGAATTTTTTCGCCAGACCGTTCAAGTCTCCGTATAAATCGTAGTCGCCATGAAAGTATTTTTCAGAAAGCACGTTGCTGTAAATGAAGTATAGTTCTTCACCCGCAAAGTCTACTCCAAGACCACCAGCCCGCAGCTTGAACAAAACCTCATCATCCGTCCATATGCATTTAAGGACAGCCATGAATGAGGTTTTTTCAGTCCTGGTTACTATAAATGGGTCATCTATTTGAAGGTCATTTAGACCGACCTCAATGAAGTTCTCCAGAAGTTTTACGATCTTCTCATTCCGCGCCACTGCCGCCAGTTCGATGCCTACCTTCAGGTAGGGCTCTACCCGAGCGGAAAGCACCACCTTTTTCGATCTGTTAGCCATCCGCCACTCCCGAAACGTAAGCAAGCAAAAACGCTTGCAATGCGTGTTACTTACAAATATTGTGTCTACACCGTCCAGTATCGTCCGGTCGGCAAGCTTACACAACTGGAGATTTATACATGACTCAAGCCCATCAACCACTCGCCCTTGGCATCGACGATGCCGCCCGCGTGATCGGTGTAGCCCGCTCGATGCTTTACGAAATTGTTGCCCGCGGCGAACTCCCCAGCTTCAAGCTCGGGCGCCGTCGCATGATCCTGGCTAAGGAGCTGGAGACGTACATCAATCGCGTGGCAGTGGAGAACGCCCGATGACCGTTCGCATCATCGGCAGCGCCCAGAAAATCCTGGGCACCCTTCAGCTCCCGGCCAGCACCCGCCTGGTCGATCTGGAAACCCTGCGCCGGCTTGGCGCCCAACGTGTAGAGGTAATCTCAGAATGAATCTGCAAATCACAGAAACCGACGCCAAGCTGCTAATGGACGCGGGGACTTTCATGAACGTGGTCGCTGACCTGGTGAACGACAACGCCACCGAAGAAGACAGCGAAGGAAGTCCGTTCTTGAACGGCTATCGCCTGGCTGGGCTCATGAACGGCTTGAAGCTGGTCGCGCACAGCCTGTGCGAACGCAGTGAGAACCTGAGCGAGCTTGTCTGGAAGGAAGAAGAGAAGGCCCAAGCGGCGCTGCAACGCCGCAAGGGTCAGGATACGGCACGGGAATGCGATATCGGGGGCAAGTCTGGCACGCGCCGCGCAGCCTGACAACCCACCGCCCTCAAGCGAAGGGGTCGATTCCAGATCGCGCCCCTTTGCGCCTGCCTGTGAGTTCCTGAATGGAATGCCTACCCGCAAAACTACTTCGCCGTGGAGACATGGTGAGCATTGAGCGTGGGCAGCTCGTCATTCAACCGGCGAGCGGCAAGCCCGTGCCGCCTGAGTGGATCGCCGCCAATAGGGCCGGGCTGTGTCGCGAGGCCCTGATGGCGGTGGGCATGGATGCGTTTGAGTACACAGATTATTCGACAGGGCACTACGGCAAAACCCGCAGTGCTGGCGTCACGCTGCGATTCGTGTCGGTGGTGTCCGGGCAATCTGCCTATGCGGTGTTCAACGCCGATCTGACACGTCAGCGCAACACTGCCAGCGCCAAAGCTGGCACGCCCCTACCCAAGGGACAGTTCCGTATCGGTAAGCGCAGCCATTTCTACAAGTTCTGGCTGGGTACCGGCCTGCCTTTCCCACGGCGGCTGGCGGCTATGCACGATTACATGGGGAAGCTTCGCGGCATTTTGCTCACCGGGACACTGACTGGCGACCGCATAGACGCTGGCAGCCTGGCGCCTGTCGGTCTGACCGTGGAGCAATTCAGGGAGGCCATTTTGCCGGACAACTCCCGGACAAAATCCGGACAACTCCCGGACAACTCCCGGACAAGAGTACCGGACAAGGAATCCGCTCCAGCCCATAAGCCATGCGGCTTACAGCGAAATCAAACTACGTGCGTTCCAAACCACGAAAACAAGTTAACAAGAAGGTGCGAATACAAGGCCCCATCCAAGACCCCAATACCTACACATAGACCACCAGAAGAACAGACCGTCGATGAATGGCTCGACGCCTACAGCTCGACCTGATCCACCAAATCAGATGAAACAGGGGGTTTCACCTTGGACACAATGAAACAGGGGGTTTCAGACTACCAGCGATCCCGCATCATTGAACTGCGCCGCCGCCACTCGTTCCGGGAAGTGGCGCAGATGACCGGTGTGCCGCTTGGTACGGTGAAGACCATCATCAGCCGCTCGGGCGCGTTCCGTGACAACCCTGTGCAGCGAGCCTTGTTCACCCTGCCGCCGATGCAGATCACCGCTGGAACATCTCCGGCAGTCCAAGAGCTGCCGAAACAGCAGGCCGTGACAGGCGACCGTGACGTGGACGCCTTGCTATGGTTGCGCGAGGTGGTCAGCACTGGACACCCGACGCACATCGACGCCGCCATGGAGGCAGCCAAGCGCATCAAGACGCCATTCAAGGAGCTGGAGTTGCGTTACCGGTCCTGGCTCCAGGCCAAGCACCCAAACAACATGTTCGCGGCCTTGTCGTCGTTCGACCTGGGCAACCTTGAGAGCCTGGCCAAGTCGTCGGTGCAGAAGCTGGCGCGGCAGACTGAGGCGCGTGCGCGGTTTGGCGACCGGGTATTCAGCCTGACCGACGCAGAGCTGTTCTGCGAATCGGCGCTCGATGGCTTGGAACCCTGGGACGGCTTCGACCTGAACAAGGCCGAGGTAGCCGCCAGGTTCAGGGCCAGGCCGGAGCAGATGCCCAACACGCTCAGCGACTGCATCCATGAGCTGCAGTACTGGAACGATCTGTACTGGCTACGCAATGCCTGTGAGCAGTATGCGGGCGACCCGGCCCCGGAAGCATCGGCCCGCGACTGGTTTGTGTTCGAGCTGCTGGCGGAGATACGGCCCCGGCACAAGGACGAAGCCAAGGCCGTCATTCGGTACTTGAGCATCAGCGGTCGTGCTGACCATCGCCAGGACTGTGACCGCATCATCGACAACCTGATCGGGTGAGACATACCCGAGACACGAAACCCGCTGTTTCAGTCCCAGGCCAATACAGCCATGGCCTGCCGCCTGATCCAGCATCCACCCCAGTGGAGGATATCCACACCCAGGACAGTGAGGCGTCAAGATGACCGTTCATCGGAAATCTTCAAGCCTCAATGTCCCTATAGATATACCCATACACAATAGGACAGAGCCTCAATCAAGCGAACGGTAAGCCACTGTTTTGACAGGGAAAACAGGCCTATGGTGGGTACTCGTAAACCCCATCCACAGGACTTTTCCCTGATGAAACTTCACGAACTGCGCGAGAAGCGCACCGCCGCCGTCGAGGGCATGAGAAAGCTGGTGGACACCGCTTCCGCTGCTGGCCGTGACCTGACCACCGACGAATCCACCCAGTTTGAAACCTTCAAGACCGAAGAGCGTTCGCTGGCCGACCAGATCACCCGCCACGAGCACCTGGCCGATCTGGAGAAGCGCACCGCCGCTCCCGCCGCCACCGACACCCCTGAGCACCTGGAGAAGCGCGTCAGTGTGATACGCGTGCTGCGTGCGCAGATGGAAGGCCGCCAACTGGACGGCGCTGAGCGCGAATACACCCAGGAAACCGAACGCCGCACCGGTCGCAAGGCCGAGGGCGCATTCGTGCCATTCGCTGCCCTGGAGCGCCGCGCCAACACCACGCGACCGCGCCCGAACTGGTGGGCACCGACCACCGTGCTGACCTGTACATCGGGCCGCTGCGTGAGGCGCTGCTGGCGCGTTCGCTGGGCATCCGCACCCTGACCGGCCTGGTGGGCAATGTGAGCGTGCCGAAGTTCGGCAGCGGCCTAGAAACCGGATGGGTTACTGAGGGCCAGGCCGTGCCCGAGGGTCAAATGTCGTTCGACGGTGTGACCCTGACGCCGAAGCATGTTGGCGGCAAGACCGAAATGTCGCGCCAGCTCCTGCAGCAATCGTCGCCGGGCATCGAGCAACTGGTACGCGAAGACCTGTCGTTCCTGATCGCCCGTCAGATCGACCGCGCCATCATCAACGGCAGCGGCGCTGCTGGTGAACCGCTGGGCGTCCTGAACACCACCGGCATCCAGACCGCCGACATGCCCGCCACTTGGGCCGAGGTGCTGGCGCTGCTGGAGAAGCTGGATGACGTGAACATCACCAACGCCCGCTGGCTGACCACCGCCGCCATCCGCACCATTCTGGGCAGTACCGAAAAGGTGGCTGGGTCTGGCAGTGGATTCCTGTACGACAACGGTTCGCTGGCTGGACTGGCGCTGGCTGCGTCGAAGAACGTCCCGGCCGGTAAGCTGATCCTGGGCGACTGGAGCCAGGTCATGCTGGGCGTCTGGTCCGAAGTGGACATTCTGGTGAACCCATACGCCGAGCCGGCCTACAGCCGTGGCGGTGTGCAGGTCCGTGCGATGGCCACCGTCGATACCGCTGTACGCCATCCCGAAGGCTTCGTAGTCGCTTCGGGGGCATAACCATGGCTGCCCTGGCGATCGATTACACCCCCAAGACCAAGATCATCCTGTGCGGATTCCTGCGCCGCCTGTTTGGTAAAGAGCACTATTTTGTGCTGGACCGTGGCGATCCCAGGGAAGCGGTGAAGGCCATGGATGTCAATCATCCTGGATTCGCCAATGAGTTGGCCAAGGCGCAGAGCCGCGGGCTTCGCTTCGCGATCTTCAAGAATGGCCAGAACATCAAGGAGGAAGAACTTGGGCTTGGCGGCGCTCGCGAGCTTCGCTTTGTGCCCGTGATCGAGGGGAGCAAACGCGCCGGCCTACTGCAGACCATTGTGGGCGTTGCTTTGCTCATCGCAGGGCCTTTCACGGGCGGCGCCACCTATGGTCCTGGGATCGCGTTGGTTGCTGGCGGTGTCATCCAGATGCTCAGCCCGCAGGCCAAAGGGCTTCTGCAAAGCGGCGCTCCTGAGAACAGGCCCAGTTACGCATTCGGGAGTGCCAAGAACACTACCGCCAGCGGCTTGCCAGTGCCGATCTGCATCGGTGAGCGCCGCTGGGGTGGGGCGATCATCTCCGCCTCGATCTACGCGGAGGACAAGGCTTGATGGAACGCCGAGCAGCCGCAAGCCTGGAACGGAAGGGACGGACACTGTTCGGCTATGCCGCCCGTTTCGGTCAACCAGCGCCCATCGAGGGCTTTACCGAAATCATCTTGCCGGGGGCTTTCAAGCGCTCCCTTGCAGGCCCAGCCGCCGCCAGCATCCGTGCCGTTTACGAGCACGACGATGCAGCCCTATTGGGCCGTGTCGGAGCTGGCACCCTGCGCCTTTCCGAGGATGACGTGGGCCTGGCCTTCGAGCTGGACCTACCGGATACCAGCCTGGGCCGCGACCTGTCCGAACTGGTGAAGCGCGGCGACGTGGCCGGGTGCTCGTTCGGCTTCGTGCCGGTGAAGGAGGACTGGCAAGGCGAGTTGCGCAGCCTGCAGGACGTGGACCTGCACGAAATCACCATCACGGCGAACCCGGCCTACCCGACCACCACCGTATCGGTGCGCAGCCGCAAGCCGCTGCTGGCGCTGGCCAATGCCCGCCGATACCTTGAGTTCCTGGAGTGCATCCGGTGAAAAAGCTGTTCCGCCTGTTCACGCGCTCCAACAACACCCCGGCCTATGATCGGTACTTCGACCAGTTCAGCCAGGCCAGCAATTCGGCTGGCGTGAATATCACCGTGCAGACCGCCGAGTCGATCAGCGCCGTGTATGCCGCCGTTGCTGCGATCAGCGAGAGCGTGGGTAGCCTGCCGCTGGACGTGTACCGCCGCACCGATGACGGACGCGACAAGGCCCGTACCCATCCCCTGTACGCGCTGCTGCACGACGCCCCGAACGAGTGGCAAACCGCCCTGGAATTCCGCGAGCAACTGCAACGCCACATCCTGCTGCGCGGCAACGCCTATGCCCGTATCCGCTGGAGTGGCGCCGGTCGCGTACAGGCGCTGGAGCCGGTCAACCCGGACAGCGTGTCGATCCTGCGCAGTTCGGCCAGCGAGCGCCTGGTCTACGAGTACACCGACCGCCACGGCAGGCTGCAGCGACTGACCGCCGACGAGATGCTGCACATCCGCTACCACACCGAAGACGGCGTGCTCGGGCGCAGCCCTATTCAGGTGGCCAGGGATACCCTGGGGCTGGCGCTGGCTGAACGTACCCACGGCGCCAAGATGTTCGAGCAGGGCACCAAGCTGTCGGGCGTGATCGAGACAGCACCCGGCACCACCAAGGAGCAGGCCGCGCAGATTCGTGAGAGCTGGGCTGCTGGCCAAGCTGGCGTGAACAACCACGGCAAGACCCCGGTGCTGCCCCAGGGCGCGAAGTACAGCGCGGTATCCATGACGCTGGAGGATGCTGAGTGGATCGAGGCCCGGCGCCTGTCGGTCGAGGAAGTGGCCCGCCTGTTCCGTGTACCGCCTGTACTGATCGGTGATCTGCGCGAGGCCAACTACTCCAACGCCGTGGAGCTGGGCCGGTACTTCGTCACTCACACCCTGCGCCGCCACCTGGTTGCGTGGGAACAGGCCATCAACCGCACCCTATTAGGCAATGGCTTCTTTGCTGAGCACAACGTGGAAGGCCTGCTGCGCGGTGATAGTCTCAACCGTGCGCAGTTCTATCAACGTGGTGTCGAGGACGGATGGCTGCTGCGATCCGAAGTCCGCCGCATGGAAAACCTACCCACCGTAGAAGGTATCGATGATGAGCAAGAAACCAAGACTCCAGATGATCAAGCCCCGAGTACGGGTGCTGGGAACCCACCTGGAGGAAAAACAGCGCCAGGCGAAGGAGAAGAAGCGTGAAGAAGAGCGACAAGGGGAGTTTGAGGTACAAGCCCAAGGCGAGGGTTATTCCATTATCCAGCGCGGCGTGGCGCCGTCTGAGGATGCAGGTTCTAGCTGAGGAACCACTCTGCCGTTGGTGCCTGGCCCGTGGTCAGTACGTGGCCAGCACTGACGTGGACCACATCAACAACGATGGCGACGACAACCGGCGTGAGAATCTGACCGGCATGTGCCACGAATGCCACAGCCGCAAGACGGCCCATGACATGGGCAAGAAGGTGTTCCTGGGGTGCGACGTGCGTGGCATCCCGCTCGACCCGAACCACCACTGGAACAAGCCAAAAGATCACTAGGAACCGCGTGGAGCTAGACCGCCCCCGACCTGCTCTTTCTTCGCTAACTGCCGAAAAAACATGAAGACCACGCCCCCGCCGCCCCCGATCTGACAGCGCCAAGCGCCGTAGCTGCGAGCCAGGCCGTCGCTGTCGGCCCAATTCAGCCACCGCCGCACATTCGCGTGCGCGATGCCGATAGGCCGTTCTGGGATGCCATTGTGACCGCTCGCCCACGGGACACCTGGACCGACGCGGACCTGGTGCTGGCGGCAAACCTGGCGCGGGCCTATGCCGATATCGAAGCGCTGCAAGACAGCATCGACCGCGACGGCATGCTGGTAGAGGGGAAGGTGAACCCGGCCTGTGAGTTGCTGGACAAGATGACGCGCCGGTCCCTGGCCATCGGGCGCCAGCTCATGGTGGCTACCATCGCCACGGTGGGCAAAGCCCAGGATATCCACAAGGGCGCCGCGCTCGAGCGTGAGGCCCGGCAGCATGTGGATGACGACCTGATCCCGACCCTGAGTACACTGCAATGACCCGCGCCGAAAAGATCATCGCGTTCATCGAGCGCTATTGCGTGACGCCCGAAGGCGCGGACGTGGGCAAGCCGCTGTGCCTGGCTGAGTTCCAGCGCCAGTTCATCCGCGACGTGTACGACAACCCGGTGGGCACTCGCCGGGCTATCCTCAGTGTGGCCAGGAAGAACGGCAAGTCGGGCCTGATCGCGGGCCTGCTGCTGGCGCACCTGGTTGGCCCCGAAGCAAAGCAAAACAGTCAGCTTGTGTCGGGCGCCATGAGCCGTGACCAAGCTGCCCTGGTATTCAACCTGGCAGCCAAGATGGTTCAGCTATCGCCCGCCCTGTCGAAGATCGTCCGCATCGTGCCCAGCGGCAAGCGCTTGCTGGGGCTGAACCTGAATACCGAATTCCGCGCCCTGGCCGCTGATGGCAAGACTGCGCACGGCCTCTCCCCGGTGCTCGCCATCCTGGACGAAATCGGCCAGATACGCGGCCCGCAATCCGACTTCGTGGATGCCATCACCACCAGCCAGGGTGCCCACTCGGCACCGCTGCTGATCGCCATCAGTACCCAGGCAGCCAACGACGCCGACCTGCTGAGCCAGTGGATTGACGACGCCCTGCGCAGCAATGACCCCAAGATCGTGTGCCGCCTGTACGCGGCGGCAGCGGGCTGTGACCTGATGGACGAAGACGGCTGGCGAGCGGCCAATCCGGCCCTGGGCATCTTCCGGTCGGAGACAGACCTGCGGGAGCAGATGCAGCAAGCCGAGCGCATGCCGAGCATGAGCAACACCGCCCGCAACCTGCTGCTCAACCAGCGGGTCAGCCTCGACAGCCCATTCATCAGCCCTGACGTGTGGATGGCCTGTGACACCTCGCCTGACCCGTTCGAGGGCTTGGTCTATGCGGGCCTCGATCTGTCGGCCCGAACCGACCTGACGGCACTGGTGCTGATCGGCAGAGTGGACGGCGTTTGGCAGGTCCGCCCGTACTTCTGGACGCCTGAGCAGGGCCTGTTCGACCGAGCGCAGAAGGACCGCGCCCCTTATGACATGTGGGTGCGCCAGGGGTACATCCGCACCACGCCAGGCGCCACGGTGGACCTGGAAGCGGTGGCCCTGGACATGGCCGAGATACTGAGCGACTGCGAGGTGGCGGCGATCGCCTATGACCGCTGGCGCATCGACGTGCTCAAGAAGGAGCTGGAACGCCTGGGCCTGGAGCTGCCGCTGGTGCCCCACGGCCAAGGCTTCCGCGACATGGCGCCAGCCCTCGACGCCCTGGAGGCTGAGCTACTGAATGGCCGTATCGCCCACGGTGGCCACCCTGTACTGACCCTGTGCGCTGCCAACGCCGTGGCGGTGAAAGACCCCAGCGGCAACCGCAAGCTGGACAAGAGCCGTCGCACCGGCCGTATCGACGGCCTGCAGGCCCTGGCTATGGCGTTCGGCGCCGCCCAGGTGGCCGAGGCCCCCGCCGATCTTGATACCGAGGTATTTTTCGTATGACCACCGTGACCCTTGAAGAAGCCAAGATGCACATGCGCGTCGATCATGACGAGGAAGACAGCTACATCCTGGGCTTGATCGCTGCCGCTGAAACCCACGTCGCCAACTTCCTGGGCGATACCATGCCCGATCCGATGCCAGCCCCGGTCAAGGCCGCTGTGCTGCTGCTGGTGGGCGACCTGTACGAGAACCGCGAGCGCCAGGGCGACCGCACCCTGACCGAGGGTACAGCCTATGCCATGTTGCTGGCGCCGTATCGCTCGATGGCGGTGCTGTGATGCAGGCCGGTAAGCTGCGCTACCCGGTGACGATTGAGCGCCCTGTAGACACTCGTACACCTACTGGAGGCGCCATCCGCACTTGGGAGCCAGTGAGCCGGGAGTGGGCTGATATCGAGAGCATCAGCGGTAGCGAGTTCATTGCCGCTCAAGCGCCCCAGTCGCAGACCGTGTTCCGTATCCGCATCCGGTACCGTGACGACCTGGTGTCGAGCTGGCGCATACGCGAAGGAGCGAAGGTCTACGAAATCACGGCAGTGTTGCCAGATGCTCGGCGCCGGCGACTCGAGCTGATGTGCAAGACCGGCAGGGGCTAGCCCGCGCCACGATTTGCATAACTGCCATTTCGTGGCGCGCATGAAAAAGCCCCGCCAGATCGTCGCTGTGCGGGGCTTCGTTTGCACCCACCTTGCACCCACGGCTTGCAGCGCGTGACGGTGAGTTTCGGTGGAGGCCTTGATTTGTATGGCGCACTCGGCGGGATTCGAACCCACGACCCCTGCCTTCGGAGGGCAGTACTCTATCCAGCTGAGCTACGAGTGCAACGGGGCGCATGATACCCATCTGATTCGGTGGCGTCCATGGCCTTGATCTATGGAGTGTTTTCCCAAGGGACAGCGGGCGCCCG